GTGAAATCAGTTTAGAACGCTCAGTGCCTCTGGTCTTATCTTCATCAGCCCAAAGACCACGCCATAGACGTTCATACTCGTCCCAACGCTCTAGGAAGTTTTCATCTCTGTAGTTACGCCAATCGTTACATCGATCCATAACAAATGCTACAAGAGCATTCTGAGGAGAGATTTCAGATTCAAATTTCATTGTCACCAACCTATCGTAGTGTCTAGGACTTCATACTCTTCTTGGTCCAGATTCTGATTCCAATCCGCTACTTGAATCTGGTCAATGTAACTTAACGCATCAATTAAGTCATCATGTGTCTTAGGATCAGGGAACTGCATAAGTTGATCTACAAACTTATTATTCCAATCACCTTCATTCAACACAATCCTACCGTGTTCAAAGCGTCCCTGTAATGACCAAACAATCCTATCTGCTTTCTTCTTATTACCGTGTGTTAGCTCTTCAATGCGAGGATAATAATTTAATCTTCTCATCAAATCATTCATATAAGGCATCACTGCATTCTTCAGTGAACCTTTCTCAATCCCTACTGCATTAACTCTGTAGTCCTTTGCAGCCTTTAGAATCCTCACTGCTGTTTCTCGGACATCCCATCTACCGTGTTGAATGTCAGCAACCCACCAGCCTTTAGTATTGATCTTAACAATAGCTATCGCTGTGTCATCAAGCTTTTTATTCTTCGTTTGATTCGTCTGAGATGAATCGCTGAAACCACATAGATCCACCGCAATAAAGTAGTTACCTTCTTCCGGCTCTTCTTCACTGATCTTAATCCATTCATCTTTGAAGATCTCCGACTGTGCTGCCTCAAACGAAGCCATAAACTCTTGTCTAAAAGCAAAGCTAGACATCGAACCTCTAGCTGCTTCAATCTCTAAAGGATCTAACAATGGATTATCAAAGCTAGTGAAGTGCCAAGACTTGTAATCTTTATCTTTACCTGAATCACCTACTTTGTACAATTCATAAAAGTGATTCCTACCCATTGGTGTTCCAATGAACATTGCTCTACCCTTCTGATCCGCTAAAGCAGGTCTAAGGATTTGTTCGAACACCTGTGGCTTCATGTCTGCGTACTCATCCATCACTAAGTACTTCAAACTAACACCACGCATAGTCTCTGGTCTGTCAGCACCCTTTAGCGATATCATTGCACCGTTGATCAACGTAATCTGCATGTTATTGACATGACTATTCTTGATCACTGTATGGCCTAGCTCTAACAGCGTAGACCACATAATATCCCTAGCTTGTCCCTGTGTTGGGGCTACATACCAGACATGGCCTTTCTCAGTCTGTAGTGCCTCAATAATCAATGTCCAAGCAGCTAACCTTGATTTACCTGTACGTCTACCAGCAGCGATGATCTTAAACCTTGCTGGATCTTTGAAGACCTCTTGCTGCCAAGGAAGAAGAGATACCGTCAAATTACTCATTCTTCTTCTTTATCGTAATCAATTAGTGTAGTCTCAACGTCTACAGGCTCATGTTCAATCATCTCAACTGGTTTGTCGTTAATACCAGTGATGTTTATAGTGATTGCTTTAGCCCCTGATGCTGTTCCTTTATCCTCAAAGTAAGATACTGGAAGCATCCGATCCATACACATCTTAAGCGCTGCAATCTGATCCTTATCATTATCATCTAATGCTTTATGTACTATCTTTCTGATAATCGCATTAGAGTGTGTCAGCAACAGCGAAGCAGTGAACTCTTTAATCCTTGCTGCTTCTCCTGGTGGTCTACCTCTTTTCTCTCTCTTAATGTACTTCTGTACTTCTTCCTTCTTAGGACGACCTCTAGATCTCTTCTTTTTCGCAGGCACTTTCTTCTCTTCATTGACTGCCAAGACATCCTGGCTGACCGATGAAGGTAGCGAACAATCCTCAGTAGGAGAAGTAATTTTAATTTCTGACATCAGATCCCTCTATATAGTTTCTCTGCTGAAAGCAGGACTTTAGGGTGTATATAATTTTATGTATCTCTACAATGTAGTCAGTATGAAGTTAGTATGTAGTAAGTATAAAGTAAGTTTTATTTATTGTTTGTACATCGTCTGTTCATCGTTTCTACATAGAAGGGTATATTATAGCATATTTTTTAAGTTTTGTCAAGTTGTTTCTTTTTAACCAGCACAGAGTGTACTGACACCAGCACAGATTGCACAGTCTTTAGAGGCTATGGCGGGACTCCATTTACATGGTGTCAGAGGCTCCGCAGAGGCTTTATTACTAAGCTATTGATTTTATTAGATATTATTAGATAGACTGTTTAGTCTTTAGAGACTTCCATTTTAGCTTTTTTTGAGGCTAGGTAGCACCACAACATTTACACTACAACCACACCCCTCCCCCTATACTGCACTGCAACATATCCACAGGTTATACAGAGTTATCCACAGGATACAGCATAGTTATCCACAGCTTATCCACAGATATCGTAGAGTTATCCACAGGCTAGGTAGTTTACTGTATATCTGTACAGTCTGCACTGGATTGGTGCATAGGCTACGAAGGTTGCGGAGGTGTATCTATGAAGCACCCCACAGAAGTACTTCGAAGATACTTCAAAGCCTGCACAATCTGCACTGGTTCCACGTGAAACAATGTTGTATTCGAACAACACTACCGTTCATCCTTGGATATTGTCCGTTCGTCGGATAGGCCTGAAATGCCGTTGACAACGCAAAATCAGTTAGTTAGTATGCATACATCAACAACAAACCAGGAGTAAATCAAATGCTTTTAATCAGTAAGACATATGACGTAGTAACCGAAGAATCAGCAGAAGACGGTGAAACAGCGGAGGATGGCTTTGTGTTCGAATTCGAAGAATTCTCATTCAGAGACTTAGTTCGTCACTTACGTTACTTTCCGCACTTATCCAGTTCTGTCATTACACCGGACACTTGGGTATCATCGGAGAGTGAGCAGGATTACATGACAGGGGAATACAGAACAGAGCATCTACATTATGTTGGACCAGCTAATAAACAAAAGTACTGGGTAAAAGCTTTAAAGCTTGCTTTCAAGTAAACTTCAATCAATCACCACAAAGGATTAACTATCATGGCAATGCAGGCAGCAGAGTATAGTAAACCTCAAGTCAAAATCAGCGTTACGTCCAAGCTTGACGGCATTCGATCATGGTCACTTCAGGCACTAGATACATGTCCAGGTTCGAGGGCTAGCGATGGATCCTTAGTCGATGCTTGCAAAGGGTGTTATGCAACCACGGGCAACTATAATTATCCTAATGTCAAAGCACCAAGGATTCACAATCGTGAAGATTGGCAGCGTGATAGTTGGGTCGATGACATGGTCAAAGCTTTAGACGCTGATAGATACTTTCGCTGGTTTGACTCTGGTGACATGTACGCTTTAGGGTTAGCAGAGAAAATGCTTCAGGTTATGCAGCGTACACCATGGGTCAAGCACTGGTTACCGACTAGAATGCATAAGTTTACTAAATTTCAAACTATCATCGACAAGATGGATGCATTGGACAATGTTGTTGTCCGTAGATCATCGGATTCTATTGTCGGTGAGGTACTCGATGCACCATGGTCGAGCACTATAGCAACAAACTTTGATGCTGATAACATCAAAGTCTGTGAAGCATACCAGCACGAAGGTAAGTGCAATGGATGTCGTGCTTGTTGGGATAAATCAGTAAGCACTATTGGCTATATCGCTCATGGTGTTAAGATGTCAAAAGTAATCAAACTCAAAATCGCATAGGGATATCATCATGCTTAATAAATTATGGCAAGCTTACAAATTGGTGTACGTAGTGAAGAAAACTTCATCAACGAGGTTTATCACAGCGTACACTGCTAAGGGTAGAATCAACGGAATTATGATCAAACGAGGTTTTTTAAGATCAACAATACGTGTACCATTGTCCGGTGATGTTACAGTGTGGAATCATCATATTAAGACTGTGCGTCATCAACGTGTTAGCAGTAACCAATACATGAAAGGGTAATGTAATGGAAAACTTTAAGATTGTAGGCTATCTAGTCACGTACAAACTATTCTATGATGGTTTAACCCATATGGATAGATTCAATACACTATTTGATGCTGAAGAATGGGCAGACCGTAGTGAGCTTGCAGAGTACGTTATCAATCCCATTGTTGACCTATCAGGGGATTAAATGAAAGATGCCTTGATAGCTGTATCAATCATTGCCGTAAACGTCTTTGTGCTATGCCTACTTATAAAGCTTTCATCATGAATAAATCTAGTGACCTTGTGCTGTATCTTGGTGGTGGTGTTTTTGGTGTATTGTTCGCCTTCATGCTCTTTATAGGACTATGTATATGATTCAACTATACTTTAATGGCAAACCTTGTGAGATAGTCAGTAGGGACTCTGCAGACGGTACTGTATGCATCAGATACGCTGCCGATCATCCTAACTGGCCATTCCCTAATTATACTTGGGTTAACCCCAGCGTATTGTCTAAGCTTAGGCAGTCTAAACACGCTAAGCGATTAGAGGCTCTACAAGGCGTTGAAGATGCTCCAATGTAGGTCAACTACAATGTAAGGATCATGTAAGTTTAGTGTGGTAAAATAGCAACACTATGTATGCTATGGAGACTGCACGTCATGAACAAAAGAAATCTACTCAAGGAACGCAAAAGACTTAATCAATTACACGGGCATAAGTATAAACGACACTTTATCAGCGAAGGCTTTTATTGTTTTTACTGCGCCGACCCTGCTAATGTCTTAGATCATGTTCCGCCATTAACGGCTATGGACAATTTAGACTATGACTATAGGAGAAAAAACGACATTCCATGCTCATTGATTACATGCTGTAATGAGTGTAATACGGCTCTAGGCAACAAAAAACTGTTTACAGTGATGGATAGGCTTGTTTTCTTAGAATCTTACTATGACGTTAAACTTCAAAAGCAAAGGAGTTTATGGACTGATGACGAAATTGATGAACTTGGGCGAAACCTTAAAGACTTTGTTAGAGCTAGGCAAGAAATGGCTAGTCGTTTCATGTACAAAATACGAGCCATTCAAAACCGTCAAATAAGGCCTGAGACGTTTCCGTCCTTTGCGGAGTCCAACTTAGCCTAGATCGTCGCTTCTAGGCCCGTTTTAATCGATTCTAGAGGGTATTCTATGACTAAAGAGATGTTGGATGAGTTGTTGTACTTGATCGAGCTTCAAATTAAGGCTAACATAGCCATTGCCTTAGGTCATGCTGATGCTGCGGACAAAGAAGCAGAGAAAGAGCATGTTCAGTACTATCGACTTGTTTCGTTGATTGATTCTACTAAGGATGACTTAAAATGAGATGCATTAGCTGCAATGAAGCCTTAAGTGACTATGAAGCCTCTAGGCGTAGTGTTCGAACACACCAGTACATTGACTTATGTAATGATTGTTTTCGTTATGTCCGAGATGATATCGCTGCAGTAGGCAATGTACGATTGATCAATGAAGGAGATGATGACATTGTAAGCAAACGTAACATTGATGAAGAATGACTTGACAACTTTGATTTTCTCTGATACCCTAAATCTATATAGGCTATGTAGGCTACTTAGGCTATGTACTAAGTATATACTATGTACTTATATTTAATATATACTTAGTACTTAGACTATTTAGCCTATGTACAGTAGGGCTTAACATAAGGATTGTTCGAAATGTACCCTGATGACGAGTTTTTACCTGATGAAGCCTTTGACTACACTAAAGGCGAGTATGAAGATATGCACGAAGACCACAACATCAATGATGTGTTAAATCGTTTTGTTCGCTTATGTCAAGAGTATGGTTTTTACTTTATGATGAGACAATTAACTAAGGCTTTGAATGCTAAAGGGTTCAACGTATGAAGATATCTCTTGTGTATGATCCACCACCAATTCCAGTTAGATGTTTCGACTATAGGGCTTACCCAGAATCTTATGAGCCTGGGATGCCTTATGGTAGAGGATCAACTGAGGAAGACGCTATATACGATCTCTTAGACTATTTAGACTTAGATTATTGTACGCCTATAGAGGTGACCTATGATTAAGCCACGAAAGCGTAAGGTTAACCCTTACTTAGTCTACCTAGAGAATCATGGCCGCCACGCTACCTTAGAAGAACTCCTAGAGGCATTCCCAAACAAGACCTCTAAGCAGATCAGAGATTCGATGTCTAAGTTAGTTGATAACCATACTGTTGATAGGGATACTAGGAAGGATGATCATCAATACTTGATATCATATTCACTAGGTGGATACAACACCAGGGACAACACAGGTATCTGTTGGCATAACCCTTTTAAGCTGAGGTAACACTATGAGTGGTGATCACAATGAGTATCAAAAAAC